GACCATCTGGCGTGTGACAAAGACCTGTCTTCGTTTGGGCTCTAGGATCATCGGCAAGTGCATGATGGGATCTACCTCTAACGCGATGGACAAGGGCGGATCTGGGTACAAGGTACTTTACAATGACTCTGACCCAAGGAAGCGAAGCCAGAACGGGCAGACAAAGAGCGGGCTGTACGGGCTATTTATCCCAATGGAATGGAACTTCGAGGGATTCATAGACGAGCATGGATGGCCGGTACTAGAGAAGCCGGAAGAGCCGATCAAGGGTATAGACGGCGGATGGATATCCAACAGCGTTGTCGACTACTGGGAGAATGAGGTACAGTCATTGAAGTCTGACTCGGACGCACTGAACGAATTCTATCGTCAGTTCCCACGCACGGAGTCTCACGCATTCCGTGACGAGAGCAAGCAGTCTCTGTTCAACCTGACCAAGATATACCAGCAGATCGATTACAACGACTCCATGATCAAGGGCCAGATGATCACCCGTGGTAACTTCCACTGGAAGAACGGAGAGAAGGACAGCGAGGTTGTGTGGACGCCGGAGAATACCGGAAGGTTCTACATCTCGTGGTTCCCCGACAAGCCAAACAATGTCATCGACATCAACGGAAGGAAGAAGCCGGGAAACGAGCACATGGGCACGTTCGGATGCGATCCTTACGATATCTCGGGCACCGTAGGCGGCGGAGGATCTAACGGGTCACTGCACGGTATGACAAAGTTCCACATGGACAGCGGTCCGTGCAACCAGTTCTTTCTGGAGTACATCGCAAGGCCACAGACCGCGGAGATATTCTTCGAGGACGTTCTGATGGCGTGCGTCTTCTACGGGATGCCGGTACTGGCGGAGAATAACAAGCCAAGACTACTTTACCATTTCAAGAACAGGGGATACAGAGCCTTTGCTACGAACAGGCCCGACAAGCCCATTGCGAAGCTCTCTAAGACAGAGATAGAGATCGGGGGGATACCCAACACCTCTGAGGACATTAAGCAGGCACACGCATCAGCTATCGAAAGTTACATCGAGCAGCACGTCGGCATAGACATGGAGGGAACTTACCGTCCGTCGGACGAGATGGGCGTAATGGCATTCACTAGGACCCTTGAGGACTGGGCAAGATTTGATATCAATAACCGTACAAAGCACGATGCTTCTATTAGTTCTGGACTTGCAATTATGGCTAACCAAAAACACTTATATTTAAAGGCCGTACAGAAGTCGAAAATAAGCGTTAAATTTGCACAATACGATAACAAAGGCTCTCAAAGCCAGTTGATAAGATAATGACAGAACCAACCATTGCAATAAGCCCAAGCAGCTTCCCAACTCAGTTGGCCACTGATGCCGAAAAGGCCTCAAAAGAGTATGGCCTAAAGATAGGAAGTGCTATTCAGTACGAGTGGTTTCGCAGAGATGCGGGTTCTTGCCGTTTCTACAACCAGTGGACAGAGTTCCACCGCCTGCGTTTGTACGCCCGTGGTGAGCAGTCTGTCGAGAAGTACAAGAAGGAGATGTCATTCGACGGAGACCTTTCGTACTTGAACTTATCTTGGACCCCGGTCCCAATCATACCCAAGTTCGTTGACATCGTTGTCAACGGGATGGCAGACAGAAACTTCAGCGTAAAGGCCGTTGCACAGGATGCGATGGCCGCTGAAAAGAGATCTCAGTTCCAGGACATGATTGAGGGCGACATGGTTGCAAAGGACTTCTTGCTCCAGACAAAGGAGCAGTTCGGAGTGGACGCTTTCAACACAGACGTTGAAAACTTGCCATCTACCGACGAAGAGTTGCAGCTTTATATGCAATTAAATTACAAGCCTAGCATCGAGATTGCCGAAGAAGAGGCAATCAACACGATCCTAGAGCAGAACAACTATGCAGACATTAAGAAAAGAATCAACTATGACTTGGCAGTGCTGGGTGTGGGTGGGGCAAAGCACAACTTTTTGCCCGGGGCAGGTGTTAAGGTCGAGTACGTTGACCCGGCCAACCTGGTCTACAGTTACACCGAGTCGCCAACATTTGACGATTGCTTTTACTATGGTGAGGTAAAGCAGGTCCCGATCACAGAGCTGATCAAGATCAAGCCTGACATTACCAAGGAAGAGATGAACGAGATTTCTAATCTAGGCTCAGCTTGGTACAACTACTATGGTATCATGCGTCCTTACAGAGACGATATATTCTCCAAGGACAATGTTACGCTTCTTTATTTCAACTACAAGACAGACAAAAAATTCGTATACAAGAAGAAGTTCTTGGACAACGGAGGAGAGCGAGTTATCCGCAAGGACGAAAACTTTAATCCAGAGGTAACTCCAGAGGACAGGTTCGAGAAGGTGGAGAAGAGAATCGACGTTTGGTACGAGGGTATCCTTGTGATGGGGTCTAACCACTTGATCAAGTGGGAGCTTTCCAAGAACATGGTAAGACCAAAGTCTGCGTCTCAGTACGCATACTCTAACTACGTGATGTGTGCTCCACGCTTGTACAAGGGCGTTGTCGAGTCATTGGTACGCAGGATGATATCATTCGCTGACCTGATTCAAATGACTCACCTCAAGCTGCAGCAGGTACTTACTAAGATCGTTCCAGATGGTGTATTTATCGATGCTGACGGACTTACCGACGTTGACCTAGGCAATGGTGCCGCTTACAACCCAGAGGACGCTCTACGCATGTACTTCCAGACTGGTAGCGTTATCGGTAGAAGCTACACCTCTGATGGTGAGTTCAACAATGCACGTGTCCCAATTCAAGAGCTAAACTCTAACTCTGGTCAGGCTAAGATTTCTAGCTTGATCGGTACATACAACCATTACCTGTCTATGATCAGGGACGTTACAGGACTCAACGAGGCCCGTGACGGTTCTATGCCATCGTCTGACGCACTAGTTGGTGTTCAGAAATTAGCAGCCGCTAACTCAAATACCGCCACAAGGCACATCCTTGACGCAGCTCTATTCATCACAAGAAGGCTATCTACCTGTGTGTCTGGTCGTGTGTCTGACATCTTGGAGTATGCTGACTTCCGTGAGGAGTTCGCTAACCAGATCGGCAAGTATAATGTGCAGATCCTAGAGAGCATCAAGGACCTTTACCTGCACGACTTTGGTATCTTTATCGAGGTATCTCCAGACGAGGAAGAGAAGCAACAGCTCGAGGCTAATATCCAGATGGCATTGTCTAGAGACCAGATCGGTCTAGAGGATGCGATCGATATCCGTGAGATTAAGAACTTGAAGCTTGCAAACCAATTGTTGAAGGTTAAGCGCAAGGAGAAAGAGAAGAAGGAGATGGAGAAGCAGCAGCAGATATCTCAGTTCCAGTCGCAAGCGAACATCGAGGCCGCTAACGCTACAGCACAGGCCAAGATGCAGCAGATCCAAGCCGAGACTCAGTCTAAGATCGAGATCAAGAGGGCAGAGGTTCAGTTCGACGTGGAGAGAATGCAGCAAGAGGCACAGATCAAGTTAGGACTTATGCAGCAGGAGTTCCAGATGAACATGCAGCTCAAGGGCGCCGACATGCAGAGCCTAACCGAAAAGGACAAGATGAAGGAAGAGGCAAAGGATAAACGAGTATCTTTACAAAATACACAGCAATCAAAGTTGATCGAGCAAAGAAAAAACAACTTGCCACCGGTAGACTTCGAAAGTCGAGAAGATTCGCTTGACGGGTTTGATTTGGCATCTTTTGAACCAAGATGATAGGTATATATAAGATAACATCTCCAGTAGGCCGTGTGTATATAGGACAGTCTACAGATATTGATTATAGATTTTCGTCCTACAAGAGGCTTAAGTGTAAACCACAGTTAAGGATATACAATTCGTTTATTAAATACGGTGTTGACAATCACGTATTCGAAATATTAGAGGAATGCTCAGCCGAGTTGTTAAATGAAAGAGAAAGGCATTGGCAGGATTTTTATAATGTTCTCGGCAAAGAAGGATTAAACTGCTTGTTGGTGTCAACTGAGTCATTACAGAAAGTTTTGTCTGACGAAATGAAATCGAGAATATCAAATTCTTTAACAGGCTTTAGACACACGGACGAGAGTAAGACTAAGATATCTAAAGGACTAACCGGAAGGCCAGTTTCGGAAGAAACAAGACGCAAGATTTCTGAATCTAATAAGGACAAGCATCGATCTCCTGAAACGGCACGAAAAATATCCGATGCACTAAAAGGAAGAAAGATACCAAAAGAGATCCTTGAAAAAAGAGGTAAAAGCCAATCGGGGGCCAATCATTACAAGGCTAGGGTCATTGTAAACAATCAGAATGGTGTTTTTTATGATTGTATCAAAGAGGCTGCTGAATGTTATGGGATAAACAAAAGTACGCTGAATAATTTCTTAACAGGATTCAGAAAAAATAAGACACACTTGGTATATGCATAAGGTAAATTTGAGCCAAAATAGTGTGTCACAATTATTCGTAAATTTGTGACCAAATAATTAAATCTAATATGACAAACGAATTTAAAGTGCGTTCTGTCTCTTTCGATGACGAGAAATCCGTTCAAGAAATCGAGGCACAACTGCTAAAGGAACACGAAGAGAAGAATGGCATCTCTTCAGAGGAAAAGCCAGTAGAGACCACAGTGGTGGGATCGGATGGCACGATTGAAAAAGTCGAAGAGACTCCGGGGGCAACCCCAAGAGAATTGGAAGACACAGACGTTCTTACATATCTTAAAAATCGGTACAACAAGGAGATCAACTCAGTAGACGAGTTGTTTTCCGCAAGAAAAGAGGCCGAGGAATTGCCGGAGGACGTGTCAGCATTCTTGAAGTTCAAGAAGGATACGGGCCGCGGATTCGAAGACTTTGTTAAAATTAACAAGGACTACGATGCAGTTCCCGCCAATGATTTGTTAGTCGAGTATCTTAAGCAGACCAATCCTGACCTAGACGATGAGGACATCAAGTTCGAGGTCGAGAGCAGGTACGCTTATAACGAAGACTACGACGACGCCAAGGAGGTGAAGTCAAAACAGATCGCAATGAAAAAAGATCTTGCCAAGGCCAAAGAGTACTTTAATAAACAGAAAGAACAGTACAAGCTCCCTCTTGAGTCAAGAGAAGGCTTTGTTTCAGAAAATGAAAAAGGTAACTACGAGGCTTTCAAGAAGTATTCCAAAGAGACCGAGGAAATGCAAAAGCAGCAGATGGAGCGCTCAGAGTTCTTTGCAAAGAAGACAGAAGAAGTCTTCAACGACAAGTTCAAAGGTTTTGAATTCAATGTCGGTGAGGGTGATGTATCTTTCAAACCTAGCAATCCAGAACAAATGAAGAAAGCTCAGTCCGATGTAAGCCAATTTATTGGATCGTTCTTAGATGAGAATGGTTTTATTAAAAACGCTGAAGCATATCACAAGTCAATTGCTGTTGCAATGAACCCAGACAGCTTTGCCAAGTTCTTTTACGAGCAAGGAAAAGCATCTGCCATCGATCAAGTAAGCAAGGAGTCTAAGAATATTCAGATGGATATCAGACAGACACCGCAGCCTACAGCGACAGGTGGATTCAAAGTAACCGCACTCGACTCAGACCACGGTTCTGGACTACGTATAAAAACACGTAACTAAACAAAAAAACTAAAAAACTAAACTATGGCTGGATCAGTTCAAGTGAGTCCCGGGTTTGCTATAACCCCCTCATCCGTTAAGGCAACATTGCCTTCTAACTACATTACCAACTTCGATTTCTTAAACCAGTATCTTCCTGATACCTACGAGAAAGAATTCGAGCGTTACGGTAATCGCTCTATCGCATCTTTCTTACGTCAAGTAGGAGCTGAGATGCCTTCTAACTCTGACCTTATCAAGTGGGCAGAACAAGGTCGTTTGCACACTAAATATGCAAACTGTACCTCTGGTGCTGCCGCAGGTTCAAGCACTGCTACATGGACTGTTGCTGATGCTGGTATTACTGCATGTAACTTCCGCATTGGTCAAACTGTATTCTTGTCTAACAACTCTGGTACTGCTAGCGACAAGGCTATCATCACTGCAGTATCTGGTTTGACTTTCACTGTAGCTTACTATGCTACTGGTGGTCAGACAATTGCTGTTTCTACTGCATCTACTGCATTCGTTTACGGTTCTGAATTCAGAAAAGGTAGCGCTGGTATGGAAGGTTCTTTGGAAGCTCAAGATACTTTCTTTGACAACAAGCCTATCATCATCAAGGACAACTACGAAGTATCTGGTTCTGACATGGCTCAGATCGGATGGGTAGAAGTTTCTACTGAAAATGGTGCAACTGGTTACTTATGGTACATCAAGTCTGAGCACGAAACTCGTTTGCGTTTCGAAGACTACATGGAAATGGCTATGGTAGAAGGCGTTCCTGCTGAAGCATCTTCTGGTGCTCTTAGCTACTTGTCTCCTAACCCTCCAGGTACTACTGCTGCTGGTACAAAAGGTTTGTTCTACACAGTTAACCAGCGTGGAAACGTTTGGGCTGGTGGAAATCCAAGTACTTTGGCTGACTTCGATGCTATCATCCAACGTTTGGACAAGCAAGGTGCTATCCAAGAGAACGTATTGTTCTTGAACCGTAACTTCAGCTTCGATATCGATGATATGTTGGCTGCTCAAAACAGCTACGGTGCTGGTGGAACTAGCTACGGTTTGTTCAACAACGACGAGAAAATGGCCTTGACTTTGGGCTTCTCTGGATTTAAGCGTGGATATGAGTTCTACAAGACTGATTGGAAATACTTAAACGACGCTGCTCTTCGTGGTGGTATCACTGGTGGTGAAATCAACGGTGTATTAGTACCCGCTGGTTCAACTACTGTTTACGATCAAGTTATGGGTAAGAACGCTAAGCGTCCATTCTTGCACGTTCGCTACCGTGCTAGCGAAACTGAGAATCGCAGATACAAGACTTGGGTTACAGGTTCTGCTGGTGGCGCTGCTACTAGTGACTTGGATGCAATGAAAGTTAGTTTCTTGTCTGAGCGTGCATTGTGCACCTTGGGAGCGAATAATTTTTTCCTCTTCAAGACGGCTTAATAACAAGTTATCAACAATCAAACGGGGTGGGCACTATGTGTTCACCCTTTTTGTTTATATTCGTGTATGGCTGTTGTTTATACTCATACTAGGGCGGATACGGGCAATGTATTTTACGTTGGTATTGGTTTAGATGCTAAAAGAGCGTATGAAAAGAAGTTTAGGAATGCTCATTGGAAAAGTATAGTCGCAAAGACGGAATACACTGTAGATATACTACATGAAGGATTAGATTGGGATGAAGCTTGTGAAATAGAAAAGGAGCTGATTTTGAAGTATAAAAGAAAATGTGATGGTGGTTTTTTATGCAATTTAACACTAGGTGGAGAAGGTGTTGTTGGAATGCAAAGAACAGAAGATCATAAGAGAAAAATATCGGAAGGCAATAAGGGTAAGAAAAGGACGGACGAGCAAAGGATGAATATAAGTATAGGTAGGACCGGGATTGTTTTTTCTGAAGAGCATAGAAGAAAAATATCTGAATATAGATTGGGAAATAAGTTGTCTATCGAAACTAGGAATAAAATGATTAGCTCAAGAAAAAAGCCGGTATTAGATTTGGAGACCGGAATTTTCTATGATTGGTTGACGGAGGCTTGTTATTATACATCTCAAAAATTAAAAAAACACAAGTGGAAATTTTACAAAGACCTTCCTAATAAGAGGTTTGTATACGTATAGGGGTGGGTACAATGTACTCACCCTTTTTGTTTATATTTGTACCAACAATTAAATCTACTTATGATAAAATCTACAAATGAGCTTAAGGACAGGGTATTTGTCCTTACCTCCGACACCACCCCGTTAACCTATGTGTTGCCATCTCGTAACACTAAAAGATTTGCACTGCTCCACTTTGATGGAAAGACTAACCGTGCACTACGCTACGCAAGAAACC